CTCGTTATATACAAAAGCTAAATCTTTATATCCTATTGACCAAAGAGCTTACAAAGAAAATCCTAAATATGCTGAAGCTATAAACAAAAAAATTATAGATAATTACAATAGATTAATTGTTGAAGAAGCAAACAAAATTTATGGACGGTTTGGTGATGGTGAATATGCAATTACAGTTGCTAATGATCTAGAAGTTATAAAACAAGGTATTGATTATAATTACAAATTTACTGACAAAGAACCAAATATAGACCCTGTTACTAATTTACGTCCAATAAAAGAATTAAAACAAGAATTAAAAGATACTATTAAAGATCCTGATAAATTAAAATTTGCAATTGAAGATTTAGAAATTAAATATAATAAAATTAAAAACACAACAGAAGGAATATATAATCAAGCATTAAATGATGCAAAACAAATAGCATTTGCTGAACCGGGAGGATGGAAAAATTTAACAACTAATGGTATAGACATTAATAATTTTAAAAAAGAAGATCAAGAATTATTAAAAAAAGGACAACCAGTAAATTCAGACGAAGCAACTGTCGCTGTTTTAAAAGATAATCCTATAGAAATTAGAGATAATATTGATTCATATAGCCATTTACTATCGAAAGGACAATATATAGAATTAAAACGTTATCAACAAGAATTAAAAGGTGAAAACAAAATTTTAGCAGCAACAGGTGATGTTAAAACTTTTAAAGATGTATTAAATAAACATGGTTTTAGTAAATTAGCTTTTCCAAAAGAAAAATTAAAAGGTGATGAAGCAGCAGAATATAACGCATTGTTTAATTCATGGGAAGATAGAATAGATTATGCACAAAGAATAGAAAATAGAAAATTATCAAGAACGGAAAAAGAAAAATTATTAATGAATGTTTTATTAGACAAAGTAAATGTAGGTAAAAAATATAAACAAGATGTCACTTTTGCAACTGTTATTGAAAAAGAAGGTGATGATAAACTTGATAAAACATCTGTACTTGTAAAAGTAAAACGTGCAGATGGAAATGTTGTCGATGATCGTATATTTAATTCAGATATCCCACCAGAAATAAATATTTCAATAATGGCTGCATTGTATAGACGTAAATCACCTATGTCACAACAACAAATTGCACAATTATGGCAAAACATGGGTAGACCAGAAACTTTAAAAGAAGCAAATAAATACATAAGAGCAACTGAAAATTATAAATTATTAACTATGGAGGAATAACATGAGTTCATCTAATCCATTTGATAATGTTGTCAACGATGATTTTTTAAATAATTATGAATCTAGTCAAAATAATGAACTGGATGACAATCCATTTGACACATATTTCAAAATACAAGACAAACAAAAAGAACAAGTTTTAAAACAAGTACTTAGTCTTGCACAACAAAAAGATCCAGACAGAACAGGCAAAGCACAGATATTAGCTCAAGAATTAAATATACCGCCAGACATGGCATTAGATAGTGATGATGTATTAGAAATACTTGAAGAAAGAAAAAAACAACAACAAATACAAAATCTTAACGCACAAAATTTAGCAATGGTAAATCCATTATTAGCTAAACAATTGCGTGACCCTAATTTTGCAGCAATAGCTTATGACAATATTCCTAGATTGCAAAAAACTGAATCTTTATTTCCCGGCTTTAAAAAATTAGGACAAAATTATTACGAGGGTGATGCAAGAGGAACTATTGCGAGAGAAATGGGTGATATTGGATTTCGCTTGCAAAGTAACGGTGTGCCATTTATAAGTCTGGAAAAAGGGTTTGAAGAAGGTTATGTACCTACAGAAAAAGATTTAGAAGACGTGCAATCTCTTAGAGAAATGCAAGAAAGACTTATAGAATATGACAATAATGGTATTGGTTTTGTTGAAGGTTTTGCATATATACCCGGATTGTTGCGTGGTGGACAAATAGAAGCAGTAACAGCAGGTATAGCAACTCATAGAGCAAAAGTTCTTGCAGGTACAGCTATAGGATTTGTAATTCCTGATGGCCCCATAATGTTTGGTGGCGAAGCAATAGGTGCAAAAGTTGGAAATATTGTAGGTTTGTTTACTGGTTTAAATGCATATGCAAATAAAATGACTTTAGATATGGCACAAATAGAGTCAGGTCATCAATATTTAGATGCAAGAAATGCAGGTTTTAATGTACAAAACGCACAAATAGTTGCTACAGGCACTGGTATTGCTAACGCTGCTTTAGAAAGAGTAGGAATAGAATATTTTTCTCGTGTTGTAAAACAAAATACTCCGGGATTGTTAAAATTATTATCACCACTTTCAAGTCCTTTACTTAAAAAATCTGGATTAGATAAAGCAATTAATAGACAATTTATTAAAAACGTTTTAAATAATGGTGGAAGAAAACTTACAAAAAGTGCAGCAGCACAAAGATTTGGTACACAATATATATCAAACATGGGAGTAGAAATTGGTACAGAATTTTTACAAGAATTAAATGCAATTGCGGGTATAAATTTATTTGCAGAATTTGTTGATGAGCCTATAGATACAATTAGTGCAACAGAAATTGGTGACAGAATATTTAATACATTAGATCAAACTTTTAGAAGTATGGTTTTATTTGGTCTATTACCTTCTGTTGGTGGTTATGTTACTGATTACACGGCAGCAACTAGATCAAAAAAAGATACAGCAATACTTGCAAAATTAAGTGAAATATCTAAAAATGATGTAACAAAAAAAAGAAATAAAACTGCATGGCAAAATTGGGTACAACAATTAGCTGCACAAAACGGTGCAGACACTATACACATAAATGCACAAGAATTTAAACAGCAATTAGATAACAATGCTATTACAGAACAACAATTAGATTTATTTTCTCCTGATCTTGCTAACCAATTAAAAAATGCAGAAAAACAAGGTCTATCAGGTAAAACTATAAAGATAAAAACTAGTGATTATTTAGCAAATATTTCTGGTACAAAATTTGATGAATCATTAAAACCACATATAAAATTTGGCGATGACCAAATGAGTCAAACAGAAAGTGTTCAGTTTTTTAAAGATCAACCAGAAATTTTAAAAACAATGAGAGACTTAGTGTCTACACAAAAAAATAATTTATTACGCAATCAAAAAGAAACAAAACAAATACAAACACAAATTACTAAACAATTAAAAGCATTAAATCTTTACAAACCTAGTCAAGCACGTTTTTTATCACAATTAACAGCTAATTTTGCAAATACATATTCTCAATATACAAATCAGTCACCTCTACAATTTATAAACGATCATTTTTTTAATATTCAGCTAGATACACAGAATAAAAATTTTGGTCAACAATATTTTAATCAAGACGGAACAATCAAAACAGAATCACCTTTATTTAAAAATTGGTTTCGTAAATCAAAAATGGTTAATAAAGATGGTACACCAATGGTTTTGTATCACGGAACAACAGATAATATAAGGCAATTTGATTTTGAACATCCAAACAGATTAGATACAGGATATTTAGGTACAGGTATATATCTTTCTGTTAAAAAATTTTTAGCACAAAATTATGCAAATATAAAAAAAAGTAGATTAAAAAAAAATACAGAAGATAAAAAAATATTAGAATTATATGTACGTTTAGAAAACCCTAAAATAGTAAATGTTAATAGTGATGTTAAGTCACAAAATAAAGATGGAGGTAGAGCAGCAGCAGATGCTTATAAAGACAAATTAATTAGTGAAGGGCATGACGGTGTAATTTTAGTTAACGATTCTGACGAAATAATTGAGGTAGCTGTTTTTGATTCAAATGCTGTAAAATCTGTAGATAATAGTGGTAATTGGTCTAATGAAATAAATGATTTATATGATCAACAAGCACTTGAATCTTTTGAACAAAAATCAAAACAAAAACAAGGTAACCGAGTTTCTGAAGAAGTATTTCAATTAGCAAGAATTGTAGAAAATTTTAATTTTGCAATTAGTAAACCTTTTGCAACTAACCGAGATTTTAAATTAGAAATACAAGCTCGTATTAAAGATGCTGCTAAAAGAGCAAGAGTTGATTTATCAGATTTTAGTGTAGAAACAGAAAAATATCTTGTAAAAACTTTATTAGAAGATGCACGATTTGCTTTAACAGAAAATGCAAATGCTGTTGGTTGGTATGACGAAAAAGTATCTAAAGCGATAAGAATACTTTCTAAAATATATCCTAAAGTTGCTACCAACAAAAGACATGAATTTGTATTTAAATGGGCATTAGCAGCCACATCCAACGGCATAAAAGTAGATAAAAATTATGAATATGCAGCAGATGTATATAATAAATTTTTGCAATCAGAAGAAGAATTAGGTGAAGGTAAGGGGAGATTGCCAGAAAAAATGTTAAATGCACAAGGCGAAAAAACAGGTGGTACTGCAAGAGCAGCAATGGAAAAATCTTTTAAAATATTAAATAAATTATTTGATGAAAAACCTTTTGCAGAATTAGAAGAATTTATGAGAACTATGCATACAGTAGAAGAAGTGCAAAATTTTGTAGGTAAATATAAAAATGGAAGGCAAATAAAAGTTGGTGGTGGTTATGGATTACAAGAACAAGTTTATGGCGCAGCAATAATGGGGCCAAAAATTGGTAATGGATTTTTTGCAAATTTAAATGGCAACTATGATCAGTTAACACTCGACAGATGGGCTATGCGTACATGGGGTCGTATGACAGGTACGTTAGTTTTAAACAAACAAAAACAAGCAAAAATTAAAAGAGAACAAATAAAACAAATAATCAAAGCATTAACTAAAGAACAAAAAAAAGCATTTGAAATAATTATTGGAAGAAAACTTACAATAGGTGATCTTGATCAATTAGCTATTGATATTGAAAAAGCATCTACTACAGAAGAAAATCGTAATCGTATGGCTGAAATAGCTACATTTGCAGAAAACCCAAAACATAAAGAAATTTATATAGAAATTGGTGGCAAGCCAAAAAGTAATGATGCAACAGTTTCTCTTGGTGATTATTTGCGTAAAAGAGGTAATTTATTAGCTAAAGATAATGATGGTCAAAAAGAATCGCCAAGTGGCGCACCAGAAAGAAGAAATATAAATAAAGTTTTTGCACAAGTTTTAGAAATTTTGCAACAAGATTACCCAACTTTAACAATGGCTGATTTGCAAGCACTTGTTTGGTATCCAGAAAAAAAATTATATGATTCTGCAAAATTAAAAGAAACAATAGTAGAAACAAATTACGAAGACAACGAAGCACCTGATTATGCCAATGCTGCTGTTGAATTTGCTGCTAGAATGGGTGTATCAAACGAAGACATACAAATTGCAATACAGGAGGTAAATGATGAGTTACAGTCCACTAAGCAATCAACAGGAACACAACTTGATGATGGAGGAAGAAGAACGGTTGGAGCAGATGATGGAACTTTCCAACAACAAGGCAACATTGACGAAGCCACAGGACTCACTGTCAACCCAGATGGAACTGTCACCGTCTACCATCACACAAACAGAAGAGCAGCAAGCAGTATCCAAAGCACAGGTGAACTCAGAAGTGCTGGAGAACCTGATGTCTACGTTACCACCAGAGCTATCGCAGATACTGGCTATGGTGACACCGCAGTTGCAATCCGGGTCGACCCTTCTCGACTTAGTCTCGATGATGAATTCCCAAACGGACGAAGAGATTTCAGACTCAACGTTGGAAAGCCTAGAGGGTCTATTCAAGTAAAAGTAGGAGAATTTGCACAACAACAAGATTCTGACGGTGCAAGAGGTCGTTTTCAACCAACAACTCTAACAGCTTTATTTTCTAAGCAAGCAGATTTTTCTACATTTGCACATGAATCAGCCCATTATATGCTGACTGTTTTAGAAAATATAGTTACAGGAGATAATGCACCAACAGAATTAACAAACGATTTTAATATTTTATTAAATTTTTGGGGTGTTAAAGATTTAGAAACATGGAAATCTTTCGATATAAACAAAAAAAGAGAATATCACGAAACGTTTGCATATAACTTTGAAATTTATTTGTTTGAAGGTAAAGCTCCAAGCATAGGATTACAAGAGATGTTTAGAAAATTTAGTAGGTATATTAAAAAAGTTTATCAAGATGTAATAACTAAAGTTAATCAGGCATACAAAAGAGAAACTGGAAAAGATTTGCCTATGCTTACTGATGAAATAAGAAACGTAATGGACAGAATGTTGGCTGTTGACGAAGACATAGTACAAGCAAATGAAATATATGACATGAAAGGTATGTTTCAGACACAAGAACAAAGCGGTATGAATGATGCAGAATGGCTAGTTTATACAACAGCTTTACAAGAAGCAGAAAATAAATCAATAGAAATAATGACACAACAAAGTATGAGACAAGTACGTTGGTTAAATAACAAAAGAGAAAAAGTTAAAAATGCTTTAGATAAAAAAATTCTTAAACTTCGTAAAAAAATAGAAGAAGAAGAATTAAAAAAGGTAGAACAACAACCAATTTATAAAACCCAATCTTTTTTAAAACGTGGTGAAACTATTAACGATAAAGGTGAAACAATAAAAGTTGAAGGTAATCACAAATTATCTATAAATAGCATTAAAAATTTAATACCATTTTATGACGAAGCAGCAGCAGCAGCAGACATAAAATTATTAGGTACAGGTAAATATGGCATGGTTGCTAAAAATGGATTAGATGCAAAAGTTGTTGCAGATATGTTTGGTTTTGAATCAGGAGAAGCAATGTTAAATGCTTTATTGCAAATAAAACCTATTAAGGAAGTAGTCACACAACGTGCAGAGCAACGTATGTTAGAAGAACATAGTGGATTGGTTGATGAAAGACAATTAGAATTACAAGTACAAGAAGCAATACATAACGAAGCAAGAGCTAGATTTATATCAGTTGAACTAGGATTTTTAACAAAAGCTATGCAGCCAGTGCGATATCAAGTCGCTGCTGCAAGACAAGTTGCAAAAGATATTTTAGCAGACATGAAATTATCTGAAATTAGACCGTCAGTTTTTACTAGAGCAGAAGCTAACGCATTAAAAGAAGCAGAAGCAGCAATGAAAAGAAAGGATGAAAATTCTATAAGAGATGCAGTACAAGCGAAACGTTCACAACTTTTAAATAACCAATTAGCAAAAGAAGCTATACAAATTCAAAAACAATATAAAATTTCAGAATCGTTTCATAAAAAGTTTTTTCAAAGTGATAATAAAATAAAAAAACTTAAAAGAAATTCAGATTTAGTTAATGCAGGTAGAGCTATTTTATCTTCGTATGGTATTGGCCCATTGGTCGAAAATCCAAATGTTTATGTAGCAAAAATGAAAGAATATGATGAACATTTGTATGAAGAATTGCAGCCTATGATTGAAGACACACAAGCAACTCAAGATCAAACAGATATAACAGACTTGACATATGAAGAATTTGAAAATTTATACGATTTAACACAATCACTATGGCATCAATCTTTGCGTCAAAATCAAATAAAACTTGCAGGTCAGTTAATAGATTTACAACCTGTCATTGACACCTTAAATACTCGAATGGATGCAATGATAGCAAGAAGTCAAAGATTAAGTAATTTAGCACAAACTCCAATTGGTACTACACAAGCCGTACCAAAATCATATTTAAGAAATAAATTCTTTTTAAGTTTCTTTGCAAAATTAAGACGTATGGAAAGTTGGGTAGACATGATGGATGGTGGACAAGGATTAAATCAAGGTTTTCTTTCAGCAGTATTAGAACTTAAAGGTGGTAAATTGGGAGATTTTTATAATACTTTATGGTTTCCAATGAGATCTGCGTTAGATGAATATAGAGTACAACAAACAATATTTACAAAAGAATATTCAGATTTAATTGCTTCTGTTGATTTTGGTGACGCAGAAATAACAGCAAATGAATTTGCAATGGTTTCTGAAGATTCTAGAGCATATAAATTTGGATCAGAAAGTAATGGTAGAGGTAAAGTAGAATTGCTAGGAGCTATGTTACATACAGGTAACCCTAGTAATTTAAAAAAATTATTATTAGGAAGAAAATGGGGCAGTCTTAACGAAGATGGATCATTAAACACAACTAATTGGGATGCTTTTGTAAAACGTATGATTGATGAAGGTCATTTAACTAAACAAGATTATGATTTTTTACAAGCAGTTTGGGATTTAAATGAAAAAATGAAACCACTTTTGCAAAAAGCACATAAAGATACAGAAGGATATTATTTTAAAGAAGTTAAAGCAACACCAATAGTAAATAGATTTGGTGAATATAGAGGAGGATATGTACCTGCTAAAGGCGATCCAAATATGACAGAAGTAGATATAAAAGAAGAAATAAATACTTTAAAAATGCAATTTAAAAATTCATTACCAAAAGTTGAAAATGGTATGACAAAAGAACGTAATGAAAAATTTGCACAACCATTGTCATTGCATCTAGGTTATATGACAAAACATATTGATGACACATTACGTTTTGCCTATATTCAACCTGTATTACAAGACACTTTAAAAATCTTAAACAACAAAGAATTTAACAAAAAATTAAACGTCATAGATCCTACTGTTATGAAAGAAATGATAATGCCTTGGTTAAAAGCAGCAGCTAGTCAAAAAACTTACGCACCTTCTGATTTTGGCCCACAATTAGACGCAATTATATCTACAAATAAACGTAGAACAGGAATGGGTATTATGTTTGGAAATTTACCAAACGCTTTTCAACAACTTACTGGTTTGTTCCCTGCCTTATTAAAAGTAAAACCTAGACATTTAACAGAAGGCATAATTGATTACATGAAAGATAGAGAAGGAACAATGCAACGTATTGCTGAAGCATCTCCATTTATGGCAGACAGGCAAGTTAATTTAATATTTGACATACAAGGAAGATTAAATGAATTAATTGTTAATCCAAATAATTTTCAAAAAATGCAAAATTGGGGAAGATCTCATGCATATTTTTTACAACAAACTTTTCAAGGAATTACAGACGCAATTGTTTGGATGGGAACGTACAACCAAGTACATGAAGCAATGCCAACTAATATGAGTGATAAAGAGGTTATGGCTGAAGCAATTAAACAAGCCGATGCAAATGTACGTTTAACACAAGATAGTTTGTTACCAGAAGATAGAGCAGCATTTCAAAATATGAATCCAATAGTGCAATCATTGACTCAATTTACTGGTTATTTTAATATGATTGCTAATCTAAGTTTTACTAATTATCAAAAAATTGTTAAAGACGAATTAGGTTTTAAAAATAAAGGAGCGAAAACAGAACAATTAGTTTATATGTATCTTTACACCGTTGTTATGCCAGCAATTGTGGCAGGTCTTATTATGAGAGGTTTAGGTGGCAGAATAGAAGATAAAGAAGATGATGGATATATTTTTGATGATATGGGTGTTGCAGCATTAGGAGACATTGTTAATTACACAGCAGGTCTTGTTCCTATTGCAGGGCAAATTGTTTTAATTCCTATAAATCAATTTAACGACATTCCTTGGGATGATGACATAGTATCTAGCCCCGGTATAGAAGCATTACAAGATTCTATAACTGCTGTACCATCACTTTTAGAAACTATTTTTACAGATGGAGAATTGTCAGGCAAACAAATAAGAGATGTATCTACAATGATTACACAAGCATCTGGCATACCAGTTACACCATTAGGTAGAACATTAGGTTATTTAAGAGATGTACAACGTGGTAAGGTCGAACCTAAAGGCCCACTTGACTTTATAAGAGGTGCAGTAACAGGTAAAGCAGGTGTTGGTAAATAATAAAGGTGTGACCGTAATACCAAGAATCAGTTGTAACCTTAATAAGATAGTGAAATAGTCTAGTTAATGACAATAAATTCGACTACAAGAAAGACGAA